CTATGGAGTTAGGGATGCAATACAGCCCGAAAACGCAGTTTTTGGGCGCTATCCGCATAACCAAGACCTAAGGATTTTTTAAATCCTGGTCGGTTAAAGGATAGCGTTCAATATCTCTTTGTAGCTCTTCATTTTTTGTTTCCAATACCCTAAGTCTGGTATTCTCTAGAAAAGTGTCAATACATGTAATATTAGATGGATATGGCTCTGTAGTCTCTTCCACTACTTCATTAGTTACAATTGTAGCAGTATCATCAGTATATATAGTAGAAGACACTGTAGAATTTACAGATGGTTCATCTGCTGACAGCGATGCTGCTGCAGCGGCAACTGTAATTATCTCTTTAGATTCTTTTACTATGCTAGAATCATCACATCCACTAGCAGTAGCAGTAGCAGTAGCAATATCAATAGCAGTCGCAGTAGAAGTAGAAACAGAATGTTCTGTAGGATTATCATCCACTTTAGTAGCAGTAGGATGAACTCCTAGACTCTCTAGCACGGAATTCAAATCCAAATCAATAGGCGATAGGGGATTAAATCCGTCAAATTCGTGCATGTTGGAAGATGAATCCATTTTGATTGTCAAGAAACGAATCTTTCTTCACAAAATCCAAATTTCTTGAGAAAAGAAGAGAAAAATACAAATTAACCAAATTAAATAAATATTCAATTTTTTTATTATTGTGTATAGAAAATTCCATTTTTTCAAAGTTATTTTAATTCATGGAATAATTCTCATATAAATATAGAAATATCATATCATAACATATAATATAATATGGCTACAGAAATTAAAAGGGACAATTATATGGATATTGATACACTAATAGATAAAGTCAGTAAATTACCTATTCCAGATACCGAAAAAGCAGATTTACTTAGAAAATTCAAAGAAAATATGATGCATCCCGACCGAGGTGAGATTGAAAATCTTAATCGTATCCAATCCAAGTATACTAACATGTTTCCTAGCACTGCACCTTCACAACTAACACCTGCTGAGTTTTTACCTTCAATCAATCCCAATATGGCCCATCTAGGTCAAGGTCAATTGCTACCATCAACAATGGCAATGATGATGCCACAGCAGCAACAACCATTTCAGCAGCAACAGGGATTAACAGTTGCACATTTTGAAGTTCTTAAGAACAAAATGGATTCTATTCAACTAGAATTGGTAGATTTACTCCGTCATGTTAAGGATTATACACAACGATATATGAATGCTACTCGTCAACAAGATATGGAGAAAATTGATGCATACATTAACGGGCTTTTTGAAGTAGATAAACAAATGAAACGTGCAGAAGAACAAGCAGCTGCTATTACTGCCGAAGATGAAGCAGAAGCTGCTGCTGCCGGTCCAGAAAAGAGCACAATTACACGTGCAACTGATGGTATTAAAAATTTCCTAGGTAGTATTGGAGATGGAGTTTCCGGTATTACTAGCTTTGTCTCAAGCACCGCAAATATTGTGAATGATACACTTTCAAAAAAAGTTTTAAGTGGTACAACTACTCCAAACACTACCGCAACTGCCAATTCACCTACATCAACAACTACCACCACACCCAGCATACCAGCAGCAAATAATAATAATACTAATACAAGAGTTGCAACATCTAAAAGTAGTAATAATACTAGTACTAAGGGAAATATTGTTAGTGTTGATGATTATATTCAAAGCAATATGAATCAAGTTGAAACTACTAGCCCTAGCCCTAGCCCTAGTGCATCAGCTTCCAGTAGTAGTGCTAATCCTAATAATATAACTAGCGGAAATAACATAAATGCTATGGCTCGGGCTCAATCTCAACCCGAAGTAAAGAAAGGAACCAACGTAGAAACAGCAGAAGGTAATCAAGAAGAAATTACATCTGCTATAAACCAGTTAAATGATACCATGAATGCCGATATTGCTAATACTGTTTCACAAGGTCAACAACTCATGAACACAAAATCCCAATCTGGTGGTGGCCGACAAGAAAACCATCTAACCAAGAAAATTCACATGTTACGATTGCGACTTACTAAACAGAAACTAGAAGAACAACTTCTAGATAAAAATAATCGGAAAACTAAAAATAAAATTGCAAATAGAATTACAAATAGAATTGCTAATAAAAAAGGTAGTACACAAACAAAAAAACACCTTGCTAAATGAATATAACCTATAATCCATAAAAAATCAATAAAGGCTCAGATAAATTTTATAATCTTTCGGCAATTTTGAATAATAATTATTAAATTCTAGTTTCTTTTTTTCAGACATATAGTGGCCATGTGAATCAGAAATAAATATATTAGGTACACTAGAACATAAACATTTATAATATTTTTCTGTTTCTCCATCTACATCTCCATCACCAGTTTGTTTTGCAGTTTTTTTGTTATATTTCATATAATAAAGTTCCAAGTATTCTAGCATCGGAGGCAAATTATTTAATTCATGAGAATAATCCAATAAATCACAAAGACAAAGATGTCTTAAATTATGAGGTAAATTATCTAATGGATAGTTAAATACACACCTAGCCATTCCATATATATATTTATAAGCACAAATAGAAAGTGATTCTAAAGAAGGTGGTAAATTATTTAGAGGATAATTAAAATTATCATTTTTAATCATCAATACACGTACTCCATCTGGCAACCAATCTATCGGTGCATCATACATGTATACTACTTTATGAAATTTATTTAACGCCCACATTAATTTAGAATCCTCTAGAGGTTTATATTCAATGTCCGGTTCAGGATTAATAATAACTTCACCATTTTCAAAATCAACATCAAAGTTTATAACTTCTACATAGGATACCTCTGGATGCAACCATTCTAGCGGTGCTTGAATATTGTAAATTATTCTCTTATGAATTTTCATTAAATACATTAGATTTTCATCTTCGCGAAAATCTTGAATTACTTCATCAGGATTGCTAGGTTCTAGCACAACCCAGCATTCATCATTCAAATAATATTTCATGTTTGAATTTATAATATCTGCTAGAAGTATTTTTAATTTCAATTTTTAATTTGAATTTGGATTGAAAATTAAAATCGAAAAAATTAATCTGTGAATAGTATAGAATAACAATAAGGTAATAATACATTTTAAATAAATAATGGCTTTCGAACGTTCAAAATACGATCAATGTAGTTATAAATATCAATTAGCCCAAGAAATCGGCCCCGGTGTATATCAACTTACTCGCCCTGATAACCAAGTTGTTCCCGTATTACCCCGCGACCCTCGCTATATCGCTCAATCTAGCGGTGTCAGCGTTTCCAAGAATACCTCCCTAATTGATATCGATAGTGAGTTAATTGGTATCAGCCGCAATCTAACCCGTTGTCCTGACCGCAAATATATGCCTGATGCCAATGCTAGTTTCCAATGTGGCGCACAAACTGGCAAAGTGCGTAATGGTTGTCAACCTTTTGACAAAGTTTGCGTCGATAATACTGAAGTACTCAAGTTTGTTGATAATGGTTTGTGGACGGAAGATTGCCGGTTAAGCAATCCACCTTGTACGCTAAGAGGGACGGGGTGGAATACGTTCGCGTGGCTTCCTGCAGACCCTCAGGAAAGAGTATTACACGAATTTGACTATGAAATAAACACAAAACTTCTATCTAAGGATAACCACCGCCCTTGCCTACCAAACCCTTTAGACCAGTATAATGTCTACCCCCGCCCTAGCAATACTCCGGTTTGTGAAACTTTGGTATCGGTTCAACAGGTTCCTACAAACCCACCAAGTACCTCGTGGGCTCGGGAAGGTATAATTTCTCAGTATTAAAAAAAATATAGCATTAGCCATTTTCTAAACTATGTTTTCTATTTTTTATTTCATTAATATCATCTTATTAGGCTGCTAGAATAAAAAATTGATTTCACAAATTTATCATAACTAAAATAATAAATACATCAATCCAAAAATGGAAGACAACAAACCAACCGAAATTCTTAATACTAAGCCAAATGATGTCTCTAGCAATTCTAAACCAAATACCACTATCGAAGAATGCAAAACATTTGAACCAATTCTAACCGGTATGCTAGCCAAAACATTTAAAGAGCTAGAAGAAGACGCGCCCGCTAATCCCGAAGTCCAGGAATACTTAGCAACTTTCCATGAATCAGTGAGAAATGTTCTCCGTGAAACTAATACTCCAACTGGTGCTATTCCTTTTCGGGGTGCTATGACTTTAAAGAATTTACCGAAATTATTTGCACTGATGCCAGATTTATATGATTATTTAGGAGCATGTTATGGTGCAATAGAATCTAGTGGCGATGTTATAATTAATGACATTCTAGATGCAGCAAATAATTGTGATTATAATGTTATTACAAATATTGGTAAAGATACATGTACCAGCTTCGTAGAGAATTATATTGCTTTTAGCTATTATAATAAGTATTTACCAGGATATTTGCCAATTGCATTTAGTATTGATGATTGGTATCCACCCCAACAGGAATGTGTTCCCATGCCACGTAAACTGTATTGGTGGAAAGAAATGCCAACGCTTAGATGGAAAGAGTTTCAAGAACGTTATCCGGAAAAAGCATATGAAAAGGCAACTGGCAATTGTAATTCTTGTTGGGATATGGATAAGAATAAGGAGTGGACTTGTCCATCACGCTTTGAATGTCATATTCCAAAATATATTTATGGTTTCCATCTTTCACTATAAATTCAAACAAATATGATATATTTTTTTTTATCCTGCTAGAAAGTAGTAGAAATCAGTTATGCCCCGCACAAATAAAAGAAAAATAACCAAGAAATACCAAGATTTATATTCACCAAACAGACCGGGTAGCAAAGCCGGTTTTAGTTCGTGGTTTGCTAACCCCACAATTGCTAGAAAGACTTTACGCAATATCGAACCATTTAATCTAGCATATCAAAAGCAGGTAGTGGTAACTATGTATAATCGGGCAAAATATCATACACATCGCACCCTGGAAATGCAAGATGCAATGCGTGTATATTCTCATTGGATGAAAAAACATGACGTAATGATTAATAAAACTAAAACTAGGAAAAAATAAACAACACATCTCATCTATTGGGTGGGTGTGGGGCCAATCCCAATTCCAACAGGACGGGGGCGGCAGCTTGGGCACAGATGGCATACACAGACCTCGCGGACTGAACGTGATCCAAAGCACCGTAGGCACTTCTTCGACATAGGGTTTGCAGCAACTTCCTCCTCATCCGCATCATGCGCACAGGTTCGACAACATGCATGCGTGCGGCCACCAGGTTGTAGCGGTGGCTGCGTAATAAGTGCGGAACATTGGATGCATGTTGCCTTCGGGTCAGTATAGTTAAGTTGCCAAGTAGGCGTTTCTGGCTCATCCGGTTCGTCCCTCTTTCGCTTGATACCACGTGCAGCAGCAGAGGCAGCAGAAGACATCTTCTCTCAAGATGAAATATTATTATTGAATATATAATAAGTTAAATCACTTTTTTATACAAAAAACTATAAATTCCATTTTTCCGGCTATTTTTCTGTTTTTTCTCAATATTTATCCACGCCCGGCTAATTTATAGATCCAAACGGAATAATTTGTCCGGATTTCAACTTGTTCTAGCAATTGATAAGTCTCATCTAAGACCTCTAGATCTCTAGCCCAGCTTTCCGGATTGCAACTAATAACAAATAATTCATCGGCACCTATTTTCCCTACCTCAGTGGCAAGATTAAATCCCATACCTTGATATCCAGTATTTACTATGCAACAAAGTGTCCGCCGCATATCCTCAAGATCCTTTTTCCAAATTCCCTTAGCTTCCCATTCCCATGTATCATAATCTATTAATTCCACGCTAGGATTCTTATAATTACGCTTGATATCACTATAAATGCTAGGGTAATCAGTATAGAAATATTGTTGTTTACTATATCCGGATAAGATTTTACCTAACAGGGTGCATTCTCCACCGAAGAATATAATAGTATCCCATACTCTAGATACTCTAGGAATAGTATTTTGAAACCATTTTATCATATATTCGCGAATTGAATCGTCTGGTTGACGAAAAGACCGCGGGTCATATTCCAAACTAAGTATATCCTTGTATCCCTTAAACGACTATAGGTGTTTTAACACCTATGGAGTTAGGGATGCAATACAGCCCGAAAACGCAGTTTTTGGGCGCTATCCGCA